AACTAATATTGGATCTAGTGCAGGTGCAGGTAATCATCATAGAATTTCTAGAATTAATCCTCCAATTAAGGCTTTATTAGGAGAAACTGTGGGATTTGCAGTTTCTGATTCATCTAATAGTAATTTTGCATTAGAATTTTTTAGAGATAAGAATTTTACTAATAGATTTGATGGTGTTGGAATATCCACTGAAGTTGTAAGGAGTGGTGTACCTGGCACAACTGGTAGTTTAGTTAGTCTTAAACTTACTAATAATGTACCTTTACCATTGTGGTATAAATTAACACCAAGTATAAAAAATAATGCTGGTGATTACATTGATGTTACAAAGAGGGATAGTTATCCTGACACACAAGTTATTAATGGATCGAGAATATCATTAGAACTTAGTCGATATTCTGGTAATTTTGGAATTAAAACTACTGGTATGGGTAATACAGCTTTTAGTTATCAGATTGCAGAAAAACCAGAAAAAGAAAGATATAATACTGCTGGTGTAAGTACTTTTAGATATCTAACAAAATCAACTAACGCAAAAGGTGGAATTAATGAAATTAAAATTGATTTTCCTGGCAGAGAATATGTTAGAAATCCTGGCATAACCAGTATAAGATCAACTAATGGTAAAGATGCGGATGTTCGTATTCTTGATGATAATGTTGGATTCCCAGCTTTCACTGAAGTTACTAAAATTGGATATGATTATCCGACAGATAAAACATTAAGTCCTAGAGCAGATACTTATGCAAATGTGAGTGTAGTTAATAATTATGTAATTGGTCATATTGGTATAGTTACTGCAGGTAAAAATTATAGTACTGCACCTGATTTATTTTTACCAGATAGACCATTTGCAAAAACAAAGGTTTATTTGGAAGGTACATCAATTGGATCTATTGAAATATTAGAAGATAGTTTAACTGGATTTAGTAATGTTCCAAATCCACCAAGAATTATTGCAATTAATAATACTAATGGTGTTGGTGTTGTAACTGCTAGGTGTATTGAAGCTAATGGAGATCCTAATACATCACCATTAATTGAAATAAAGAAACCTTTTGGTGGTTGGAGAGCAGAAAATCATAGATTGGGTACTAATTTCCCATTTGAAGTTGGAGATCAAGTTTTTATTGAAAACGTTGAAGTATCTCAAAATGATAATCCAATATTTTACAATGAAGGAGAAGTGATTGGTTATAATTCTGATATGTATGATTATCAGTATTTTACTATTACTGAGAGAAATATTGCTAATTCTTGGATAAAATATTCTATTGCAGGTATTGGTACTTGGGGTGGAACTTTTGATCCAGTCAATAGTGCTGGTAGAGTTATTAAGAAAGAAGATTTACCATCATTTAACGTTAGATTTGATCATAGAGATTTTATTGAAGGAGAACATGTTACATTTGGTGGCGGATCAGCTGAAGGTGTAATTGTAATGAATGAAGGTTGGGATAGAGCTACAAATTCATTTAGATTAAGAGGATTGACAAGAAATCCGTTTAAAGGTGATGTTATTGTCGGTGGAATATCTAATGCTCAAGGTAAAGTTATTAAATCGTCTTATTATGAGAGATATTTTACAATATCACATCAATCAGATAGAGTTAAAGGATTCCAAAAAAATACTGGTAAATTAAATAACGATTTCCAAAAAATACAGGATAGTGATTATTATCAAAATTTCTCATATTCAATTCAAAGTGAAGTTCAGGAAAAAGATTTCAGTGATGCTGTAGATAGTATTGTTCATCCTACTGGATATAAGAATTTCTCAGATTTAGTTATAAAGTCACTTCCAACAGTTGGTAGTGGTAGAAGTGTAGATTTAGCTCCAAGACCTCCACAAAGTGATACTGGATTGCAAGTAAGTATTGATAATGTACAATCATTCTATGTTAAAAATGACTATGATTTTGCTACAGAAACAACTATTGCTAGTGGATATTCTAAGTTTATTACATTCCAAAATAAGAAACTTACTGATCTTTTAAGTATTAGTTCTGCTAAAGTTAATTTAATTGATGATCTATCTAATCAATTTGATGGAAAAACTGAAACATTCTCTGGTATTCATAAGTTTGTTAGAGATGAAATTAGAACAGCAGGTGCTGGAAGTACAGGCGCTATTAATATAATAACAGGAGCTCCTGTTGGAAGTAATGGAACTATTATTGTTACTAATGGTACAACTTATGAACCTACTACTGGTGTATTAACGATTAAAGCTGATGCTCATGGACTTTCTAATGGCGCTACTGTTAGTATACTTGATAATTCTTTAACATTCACATGTGATAAAGATAATCATACTACAGAACATAGATATCCAAGAACATCAGATCCTGCTTCAACTTCAAATAGTAAATTTAATTGGGGTGTATTAACAGTCGCTAATAAGACTACGAATACATTTGAATTAACTATTAATACACCAGTTATTGGTGGTAAAGTTGTCGGATTGAGTACTTTTGTACTCACTACAGAAAATGGTGGTAATAATGTATTTCATAATATAATAGATCCTAGTAATACCGATACTATAGCGATAGGAAAATCAGTATTTACTGCAATCAATCATGGATTACAAACTGGGGAAGCTATAACATATGTGCCTGGTTCTAATACAAGTATTGGTATTAATCCAACTGCATTCCGTGTGGCTACTACTGATATAACAATCGGTACAGAACAGATTGAAATTATTGGTCATGGTTTAAGTACCGCAGATACATTAACATATACTGCAGGTTCTACTGCAATTGGTGGTCTTACCAATTCTACAACTTATTCTGTTATTAGAGTTAATAATAATACAATTAAACTTGCAACAAATACTTCCAATGCAAATGGTGGTACTGCAATTAATTTAACATCTGTGGGTGCTGGTATTCATGTATTCACTACTGCATCTAATCCTACGATGCCTACTAGTGCATATGTATTTAAAACTTCTGATAATTCATTTAAGGTAATTCGTGATCCTCTTACTCCAGTAGATTATGCCTATACTTTACGTAATGTAGGAACTGGAACATATCATGCATTTAATCCTACATCTCCAGAAAGTAGAACGTTAATTGAAATTGATGGTGTTATTCAATCTCCACTTTATAAGAAAGCTATTAGTGTTGCATTTGCTAGTAATGTTAGTAATTCAGCAACTTCCGTTACACTTGCTGGTATTACATCTATAAGAGCTAATGATATTATTAGTGTAGGTAATGAATTGATGAGGATTAAAGGAATTGGTATTGGAGGAGCTAATGTATGTACTGTAGAACGTGGATTCTTAGGTACATCTGCAGCTGCACATACTACTAGTTCAACATGTACAATAAAAGATGGTGATTTTAATATTGTTAATGGTATACTTCATCTTACAACTCCTCCATATGGCCCATCAGGATCTGCAGGTATTAGTACATCATCAACATTCCATGGCAGAATATTCAATAGGAAAGATGTAACTAGAAACTTTATTTTTGATGATGTATCACATAAATTTACTGGAAATGTTGCGACTGGAAGAACATTCACATTAACTCAAAATGATGAAGATGTAACTGGTATTGTTACTACAGTATCTGGTACTGGTGGTGCTGGTCAGGTTATTAATAATGGTATTATCTTGATTAATAACATATTCCAAAGACCAGATATTGATTATGTAATGACACCAAGATCTTATGATCCTAATGTTGGTATTGGTGGATCAATTTCATTTACTGGAATCACTACAAATTATACTATCCCTAGAGGTGGTAAAGTAGAAGATTTTGATGTTAATTTTGGTAAGGGATATCAACCAAGGAGAGCTGCTGCCGCTACTGCAGTTATTAATGCTGCAGGTTCAATACAAAGTTTAACTATGACTGGTGCTGGTCGTGGATATTTCTCAGGATCAGTTAATGTTGAGGTATTTAATCCATTAGGTGTTGGTTCGGCTGCTGTTCTACAGGCAACAGTTGGTACTGGAAATAGTGCTGGAATGATTACTGGTATTACTACTATAAGTGGTGGTACTGGATATTCATCATCAGATCCTGCATATAATACACATGTTCCTGTAGTTTCTACTGATGGAACAACATTAACAATTAATGTTGGGACTGCACTTCCTAAAGGAAGATATCAACATAGTTTTGTACGTGATAGTGGTACTCATACGTTTGTGAGTGGAGTTACAAATGCTATTACTGCAAGTAATGGTGCAAGTGGAAACTTTACTGCTGCATCTGGTACAACTTATAATCCTTTAACTGGAAATTTAGTATTAACTATTGGGTCACATAGTTTAACAACAAGTAATAAAGTTACACTTGCAGATGGTGCAGTTACATTTACATGTGATGCTGACAATCATGCAACTAATCATTCATATCCTAGATCAAGTGATCCTGCATCAGGACAAGCACTTACTATTACTGCTAAGACTGGTACAACAATTACAGTTAATGTTGGTGCAGTTAAAGGTGCTAATTCAGTAGTTACTGATACAACAGCTGTTGCTGGTTCTGGTTCTACTGCTGCATTTACTCCTAGTACTGCAGTATATGATCCAAACTCTGGAGATTTGGTACTTACTAAGGCATCTGGTACTTGGACTCATGCAACTAATGCAGGAACTCTTACACCAATAAGTGGTACTGCATACAATCCATCAACAGGTATCTTAACTGTTAAGGCTACAGGTCATGGATTGGTTAATAATGATTTAATTAATATTCTTGAAGGTGGAATACCATTAACATGTGCAAAAGATAGTAATGCAACTACACATTATTATCCAAGAAAGACAGATCCTATTTTTGGAAAATGGATAAAGATTACTAAGGTTGATAATGATACATTCACAGTTTGGGTTGGTGGTTCTACTTATACAGGTGCTCATACATTTGTAACAGGACAAAGTGCTAATAAGATTAGAAAAGCTACGTCATATGTAAGACTTAATGATAATTCCTTCGTATTTACATGTACTAAGGATGGTAATTCAACTCAACATTCATATCCACGTACAGGAATTACAGTACCACCAATAATTAAAGTTGGTATTGCAACAGGATATAGTGACTTGGTATTTACTGGTGGTACTGGTCAAGGATTTAAAGCTAGTGTTGTAGTTGGTTCTGGTGGAACTGTTATTGATTATGATATAACTGATAGAGGTTATGGTTATAAGAATGGTGAAGTATTGACTGTACAAGGTATACCATTTGAGCCAGGTATTTCAACAAGTTCACTTACATTTACAATAAACAAAACAATTACTGATAAATTTGCTGGATTTAGTTTTGGTCAATTAGTAACTCTTGATAATTTTGCTGATCAATTCGATAATGATACCAAATCATTCTTACTCACCAAACTAAATGTTAATACTGGTGTTAAGGATATTGTTACTATAGTTTCATTAGATACATCTATTGATGCTGATAATAACTTATTAATATTCTTGAATGATGTGTTACAAAAGCCAGGAGAAAACTATAGTCTTGAAGGTGGTACAACATTAAACTTTGTTGAAGCTCCTAAAGAAGGAAGTAAGTTACAAGTTTTATTCTATAGAGGTGGTAATGCTGATATTGAAGCATTAAACCCCGTAAAAACCTTTAAAGTTGGCGATAAAGTTCAATTACTTCGAGGTGGTGATAGGCCTAGACAATCTGATCGTGTTGTATCTGATATTTCAGATGTAAGTAAGATAGAAACACCACTTTATGGAGGTGGTGGAATTAGTACTAATAGTAGTTTGGTTAGAGTAGCTGCTTGGAAGAAACAAGAAAGTGATCTTGTTGTTGATGGACTTCCTATTTCCAAAGAAAGATCTAATTATACTGGTAAATTTAGACCAGTTTCAAATATTATTCAAAATGTTGCAACGAATAGTGGAACAATATATCTTGATAGTGGATGGCCTATATTCAGTGCATATGATAATAGAACTAATACTGATAAAATTCCAGGCTTAGTTGAATTGATGAATGTAAATGATGTTACTACTGCTCGTGGTACTGTTGGTGTTTCTTCTGGAGGAGTTGTTAATTCTATTACAGTAACTGATTTTGGATCTGGATATGGTTCTGCACCTACAATATCCATATCTTCTAAGGTTACACAAACTCCAGAGATTGGTGCTAGTTGGACTAAGAGTACTCCATTAACAGATGTTAATTTCAAAGGGGTTGATTATACTCCAGAAGGTATATTTGTTGCTGTTGGAAGTACTTCTGGTATTCATACATCAACTGATGGAAAGACTTGGACTTCTTCTGCTAGTGTAACAGCATCTACATGGAATGGAGTTGTCGGTATGTCTACTGCAACTGTTGTTGTGGGTGCAGCTGGTACTATTGGTATTAGTACTAATGCAGCATCTTCCTTTACTGCAACTAGAATTTATAGAAAGACACAAACTGGATTTATTCCATCTTATACTGATGAGAATATATCTCAAAGTTTGCGAGCTGCAGCTATAGGAGTGGTTCCAATATCAACTATTGTTGGAAATCAACTTGTAACTGAAAATAAAGAAAGAGCTGTTGTTGTTGGTGCTGCTGGTACAATTCTTTACAGTGAGCCAGGTCAATCTGGTATTGCAACTTCATTTGTTGTTGCTAACAAATATGCAAACCAACAATTTAATGGTATTGCATATCGTTCTCCTTATGTTAAAGAAAGTGGAGATGCTGTGGGTCCAGCATTCATTGCAGTAGGTAATAATGGTGCAATATACAAATCCACTAACGGTGAGGTTTGGTCTGGTATTACTACAACTACTATTACTACTAATATTAATGCAATTAAATATGCTAATGATCAATGGATAGCTGTTGGAGCTGGTGGAAAAGTGTTCAGATCTACCAAAGAACAAGATGGTTCTGCTTGGCAAGTAGTTGGATCTGGTACGACATTTGCATTATGGTCACTTAGTTATCAGGATAATGTATGGTATGCAGGTGGTGGAAATGGAATGGGATTAAATTCTGTTAATGGATTTGAATGGTATAAGAAACATATGATTTCTAGTGATGAAACTCCAGTTGGTGTTGTAATAAATGGTCTTACATATGGAGATAGTAAATTAGTTGCTGTCGGTGTAAGTTCAAATATACATTACAGTCAATTTGAAGTTACTAAAGCTACTGCAACAACATCAGTAAGTGCTGCTGGTACTGTTACAGGAGCAACTATTACAAATGCTGGATTTGGTTATGATTCAACTAATCCACCTAATATATTATTCTCCACACAAACAGTTACTCGTGAGAGAATAACTAATTGTGAAATTAAAGGTGATTATGGAACAGTCGTTTCTGTTGCTAAACAAACATCAGGAGTTAATAGTCGTCCAACATTAATTCTTGGGTTGGATGCATCTCCATTTATAAATCAAGCTGCTTTTGGTAATAAATCTTTATCTCAATTAGTAGTTGGTGATTATTTTGTACTTAAAGGTACTAGATTTGGACCTTCTGGAGGATTAACTGCTACTGATGGAAGTGGAAATACAATTGGTATTGGTGATGCTTATGCAGATGGTATATATAAAGTTGAAGCCGTTAGTTCTTCTGGGGGAGTATTAACAGTATCTACTAATGTTAGTTCTGTTGCAAATGTAACAGCAGTGTCTGGTGGAAATGTTGGTATTGCTCGTAGTATGTCAACTAATTTAGGTGAATATAGTTGGAGTAAATTGTATAATTTTACAAGATCATCAACTCCTTCAGCATTTACTATTAATACAAATAATGGATATTCTGGTATATCCACTGGTCCTACAGTTTCAAGAGTTTCACCTATAGCTCTCGAATATTCTGATCTTAGTTCTAATAGTTAAACTAATCAGTAATTAAACACATAAATAAACAAAAATAGTCTAGTAAGATGCCTGCGATTATTTCAGATCAATTTAGAATATTAAATGCTGCGAATTTTGTCGCTGGTATATCTGGTGGCACTGATAATTATTATACATTTCTTGGTTTTTCTAATTATCAAGATGTTGAACAAGGATATGGAACTTTGGATTGGAATACCAATACTCCTGCACCTAAAGATGGATTTAGAGAATCCAATGATGTGTGGGATACCATGCTTGGTATGAAGAAGATGGCTTCTGATGATATACAGAGGATGGTTAAAAAGTATACATGGACTTCGGGAACAGTATATGAAATGTATAAACATTCATATACAAGAGAGAATCAAAGTCCTAAAACTTCTTCAACTAATCTTTATGATGCACAATATTATGTTGTAAATAGTGATCTTAAAGTTTATATTTGTATTAATAATGGTCAAACTCCAGATAACCCACAAGGTAGACAGTCACTTGACGAACCAGATTTTGTTGATTTAGAACCAAGAGCTGCTGGTACTAGTGGTGATGGTTATATTTGGAAGTATCTTTATACTATTAAACCAAAAGAGATTATAAAATTTGATTCAATTGATTATATGCCTGTTCCTACATCTTGGGGAACTGGTGAAAGTGGTGATATAAAAGATAATGCAATAAGTGGAAAGATTGAAACTGCAGTTGTAGTTAATGGTGGTGGTGGATATCAACCTATTGGTACTACTTTTAACAATATTCCCATACTTGGAGATGGTACTGGTGGTAGAGCTTCAGTAACTGTTAATTCTCAAGGTAAAGTTTCAGATATAACTGTTACTAATGGTGGTACTGGATATAGTAGAGGAGTTGTTGAATTTTATCCTGGCGCTCCAGGCGCTGAAACTGGTGGGCCAATTACTGGATTATCTGCTGTTGGTGTAGGAACAACTTCTATTGCAGAATTTGAAGTAGTTATTCCACCTCCAGGCGGACATGGGTATGATATTTATCGTGAACTTGGTGCTTTTAGAGTATTAATGTATGCAAGATTTGAGAATAGTACTACAAATCCTGATTTTATTGTAGGAAATGACTTTGCTCAAGTTGGTGTTGTTAAAAATCCAACAAATATTGCAGGTTCTTTATTAACTTCAGATTCTGCAGTTCCATTAACTTCACTTAAATTGAAGACAATTAGTGGAGGAAATATAGCTGATACCATCTATACTGTTGATACTCCAGTTACACAAACTATAGGTGTTGGATCTACGGCTATTGGATATGTTGCTAGTTGGGATTCTACTAGTGCAGTATTAAAATTATATACACCTACTGGTATTGGATCAACTACCACTGGATTTAGGATGGTTGATTTTGATGGTACATCAAATCAATTAACCATTTCTGGACAAACATCTGGTAATGCTTTATCGATAGATGATGCATTTACTGGTAATTCTGTGACTATAAATGGAGCTAGTGTTTCATTAGGTCAAGCCTTTACTAAAGGTGTTGCACCACCAGAAGTTAAAAAATATTCTGGTGAAGTCTTATACATAGATAACAGGGCCGCAATACAACGTAGTGCTACCCAGAAAGAAGATGTAAAAATCGTATTAGAGTTCTAAGAAAATGCCTCAAGAGACCAATCTGAACGTTTCTCCGTATTTTGATGATTTTAATGAAGATAAGAACTTTAAACGAGTTCTATTTAAGCCAGGTAGCCCCGTTCAGGCTAGGGAATTAACCCAATTACAAACTATTCTCCAAAACCAAATGGAGAAATTCGGACAACACTTCTTTAAAGAAGGTTCGATGGTGATTCCAGGCGGTATAGGATATGATGCTAAGTATTATGCAGTTGAATTAGAGGATACATTTTTAGGTATTCCAATTTCTGAATATCTTGATAAATTAGTTGGTAAAACAATTAAAGGTGAAACATCGGGTGTAGAGGCGGAAGTTGTTAATTATATTCTATCAACAACATCTGATAGAGGACATAATACACTTTATATAAAATATTCTAAAGCTGGTGATGATTTTACAACGGTTGAATTTGTCGATGGGGAAAATTTTGTAGTTCCAGATTCTGATATTGAATATGGTAATTCTCGTATTATTGCAACAAATCCATTTGCTACTGCTATACCATTAAATGCAACATCTATTGGATCTGCATGTACTATTGCGGATGGAGTATATTTTATTCGTGGATATTTTCTTAATATAACTAAACAAACTATTATTATAGATCAATATAGTAATTCACCTTCAGGAAGAATTGGTTTATATCTTGATGAAAATATTGTAACCGCATTTAGTGATTCCACTTTGTTTGATAATGCAGCTGGATTTTCAAACTTTGCAGCTCCTGGCGCTGATAGATTTCAGATAACAACAACATTAATTAAAAAGGATTTAGATGATATATCTGATGCTAATTTCGTTGAATTATTGAGATTAAATCAAGGTGCTAAAGAGAAAATGGTCGAAAAGACCGATTACAATATATTATCTGATGAATTTGCTAGAAGAACGTATGATGAAAGTGGTAATTATTATGTAAAACCATTTGCATTAAATGTTAGAGAATCTTTGAATGATAGACAAGGAAATAATGGTGTTTATTTTAACAATCAAAAAACTCAACAAGGAAATACTCCAAGTAGTGATACTATGATATACCAGCTTGAGCCTGGTAAAGCTTATGTAAGAGGATATGAAGTAACAAGAACTGGTAATACTTTTTTAGATGTAGAAAAACCAAGAGAAGTTAGAGAATTAAAAAAACAATCATTCGTTTTTGATAAAACTTCTTCAATAATGCTTAATCGTGTATATGGGGCACCAAATACAACTCTTGGTACTAATGCAACTGTTAGTTTAAGAGACCAAAGAACTGGATCTACTCATGCGAATGCTGCTGGTAGTGAGATTGGCGTAGCCAGAGTATATGACTTTAAGTTGGAAGCTGAGAGATATGGTAGTGTATCTACAAAATATGAATTATTTTTGTGGGATATACAAACATATACAAGTTTAACATTAAGTTCATCACTTACTGCAATTGAAGGGTCTTTGATTGAAGGGGCTAATACTGGTGCAAGAGGATATTTAAAATCTGCAGCGAGTGGTGCTTCTATAAGTTTAACATCAACCAATGGTACTTTTATAACAAATGAAGCCATTATAGTTAATGGTGTTAAATCCAATCAAACTATTGCTACAGTTACAGAATATTCTTTTGATGATGTTAAATCTGTATATCAATCTTATACATTAGATTCTACAACTTATAAATTTAATGCTGATACTGATCTTTCTAGATTCTTATTCCCTGCTCCAAGAGGAACTGAGTTTACTATTAACCATACAAATGGTGTTGTCAGTGTAGGTGGCCAGAGATTTTCAAGTGGTGTTAAAATTGGTGATATTGTAAGATATCAAAAAACAGGAGAATCAGATCCAACATATAACAGAGTTACTGCAGTTGCAAGTACTGGTGCTACTATTACAATCGCTGCATTAGCTGTAGATGTTGCTGGAGTTTGTCAAAAAGAATTAGTTTCAGCTACTGGTACTTCTACCCGTTTTGTTATTGTTAGACCACGATTACTTAACCCAAGTAATACAGGTCTTATATCCGATTTACCAGAACCTTTTATATCTAAAGTTGATTTAAGTGCTTCTGAGATATTAGTAAGAAAAAATTATACATTTACGGTATCTAGTAATACAGCTACAATTACATTAACAGAAGATAATGAATATTTTGAACCATTTGATGAAGAAAAGTATAATGTTAGTTTTTCTGATGGAAGTATCTATTCTTTACGTTCTGGTAATTTATCATTTAATGCTGCATATAAAACACTTACATTAAAATTTGCTGGTATTAGTAACAGTACAAAGGGTGTTCTTGTTGCCACAATAAAGAAAACTATAATTAAATCTCAAAATAAGACTTTAAATAGATGTAATACAATAACTATTAATAAAACTCAAGGTGTTACTGTAGCTCAAAATGGTGTAACAGCTAATTCTGTATATGGAAATAGAGTAGAAGATAAAGAAATATGTTTATATGTACCTGATGGTGTAAGAGTTCATGCTATTTTTGAATCAAGTACTGCAGGAGATCCATCTCTTCCTACAGTTACACTTACAAATAGATCTGCAGATTTAACTGATACGATTCAAGGTGAAGTATTAATTGGTAATACATCTGGTGCAGCGGCTAGAGTTGTTAATTCTGCCACCGCAACTGTAGATGTTGTATATGTTAATGATTTAGAATTTATTAAAGATGAAACTGTAACATTCCAGTCTTCTGGAATAGATGGTTTGGTTAGTTCAACTGTTGATGGTGATTCTGATATTGTGGACAATTTCCAATTTGATAATGGCCAAAGACCTGAATTATATGATTTCGCTAGAATAATAAGAAAGGATGATAGTAGTACTCCATCAAAAAGATTAACTGTTGTATTTGATAATTACACATTAGATGGTGAAGTTGGTGATTTTGCAACTGTTAACAGTTACTCTGCAGATAATTTTGAATTCGATATACCTACTTTTAGTGGAATTCCAGTTTCTGATTTTATTGATGTTAGACCTAGAGTTTCATCTACACCTGTAAGTACATCAATTTCACCATTTGATTATGATAATCGCACATTTGCTGTGGGTGGAGTTAAACCATCTATTATTGTTGGTGATGAGTCAATGTCTCTTACATATTCACATTATCTCTCAAGAATTGATAAAATATATCTTGATAAAGATGGTAATTTTGAATTAAAGAAAGGTGCTTCAGCACCTATATCGGATGTAGTACCTCCAGCAGATCCAGCTGGATCATTCATAGTTGCTACTATTAGTAATAATCCATATATACGTCGAGCTGGTAGTTCTAAAGTACTTCTTGCTAGACATAAAAGATATACGATGTCGGATATTGCTAGATTGGAAAATAGATTGAAGAATGTAGAATTTTATACACAATTATCATTATTAGAAACAGATACTTCTAGTCTCACTATTGTAGATGCTAAGACTGGAGATAATAGATTTAAGTCTGGATTCTTTGTTGATAATTTTAGAAGTCATGGAGCTCATGCTGTGGGACATCCAAACTTTAGAGCCTCTATTGATAAAGCTAATGGTGAATTAAGACCAACTCATTATACTCATGGTCTTGATCTTCTTCTCGGTTCTGAACAAGTTATTGGTATTGGAACAAATTCCGATCCAAATGCAGATCTAACACAAGTTAGTGATTTACAATCAAATGCATTAAAACGTACTGGAGATTTAATAACATTAGATTATACTTCACAAACATATATCGAACAAAAATTTGCGACTAGATGGGAAAACGTTAATCCATTTGCATCAATTACATGGGTTGGTGGAGTAGAGTTGAATCCAAGTAGTGATGTTTGGCTTGATGAAAAAAGACTTAAAACTAATGTTGTTGAAGTTGAAGGTGATTATCAAAAAACATTAGATAATTTGAAAATAGATCCAAATACTGGATTTAGTCCTGCTGATTGGGGGGAATGGGAAACGGTATGGTCATCAACTAGTAGCGATACTCAACATACGGGAACATCACAAACACGTTTTCAACAAGTAGGTAGAGAAAGAGCAATTAGAGGTAATGCTGGAGAACTTATTACTAGTAGATCTACAATTACAGATACATTTGAAGAAACTATTACAGTAGATACTGGAATGTCAAGAAGTGGTATTCAATTTAAGGTAGATGCTAGAATAGATGAACAAAGTCTTGGAGATAAACTTGTTAGTCGTGAGACAATTCCTTATATGAGATCTAGGAATATTGAATTCGTTGCAACTAGAATACAACCAGGCACTAGATTCTATCCATTTTTTGATGGCCAAAATGTTGAACAATACATAACTCCTAAATTAATTGAAATTAGTATGGATAATGGAGTATTCCAAGTTGGTGAACAAGTTGTTGGAACCTCTGGAGATTCAATAAAAAATTCTTCAGCACCAAGAATTAGTTTTAGAGTTGCACAACCAGATCATAAATTTGGATCATATAATGATCCAAGAATTACTTATGCAGTAAATCCATATGCATCTACTACAGGAATAAGTTCTAGTTATTCTGCAACTAGTAGTGTTCTTAATATGGATACTGGATCATTACAACAAAAAGTTCTGGGTGCTTATTTTGGTAGAATTTCTAAGGATATGAAACTCTTAGGTCTAACAAGTGGTGCTGAAGCTACTGTAACTGATACCAGATTGATTACTGATGAAAAAGGTGCTTTGATTGGATCATTGTTTGTTCCTAATCCTAGTCATATATCAGCTCCAGAATTTACAACAGGAACTAAGACATTTAGATTGAGTAGTAGTATTACAGATTCTCGCAGCCCACTTGATAAACCATCTGTATGTCAAGCTAATTTCCGTGCTGAAGGAACTACTGATACGGTTCAAGAAGATATTATGATGATTAGAAATGCTGAGATATCACAAAGAACTGTAACTGATGATAAAACAACAACTTCTAGTAGTTCTAGAACATACACGACAGAATCTTTTGAAGAGAGAGTTAGATTTGAAGAGGATGATAATGATCCATTAGCACAATCATTTGAAGTTAAAGAAACAAATGGTATATTCCTTGAGTCTGTTGATATTTGGTTTAAGACAAAAGATGTGAAAGTTCCAGTAACTCTTCAAATAAGAACAATGCGTACTGGATTACCAACACAAGGTATTGTATCATTTGGTGAAGTTACATTAGATCCAGAATTTGTCAATATATCCGAAACAGGTGTTGATGAATCTTATACTAGATTTACTTTCTCATCACCAGTATTCCTTGAAGGACAATCTAAAGATTATGCAATTGTATTATTAGCACAATCTATTAATTATCATGTTTATATTGCTAGAATGTCAGAAGAAGATTTGAGAGATATAAATCTTGAAGAAAGTGAAAGAAGAATTGTTTCTTCTCAACCACATCTAGGATCATTCTTTAAATCACAGAATGGTGCAACATGGACTCCAAGCCAATATGAAGATCTTAAATTTAGACTTAACAGATGTAAGTTTGTTTCTGGCCCAGGCATATTAAAACTTTATAATCCAGAATTAGGTGTTGGTGAAATGGAAAGACCTATTCTTAGAAGAAATCCATTATTATTAAAATCTAATGAAGTAAATATCAAATGTGCAGGTAATGTAACTGGAATTAATGTTGGTGATTTATTGTCTCAGACTAATAATACTAGTGCTAATGGTAAGGTAACAGCATTGCTTGGACCTCTTGCAACGGCAACTCATCAAACTAATTCTGGTGTTGGACTTGTAAATGCTACGTATACTAGCAGACCTCTTACCAGCATTACTGGTAATGGTAGTGGTGGAGTTGCTACTATAGTTATTAGTGGAACTCCTTCAACTGTAGGTAGTATAACTGTTACAACAGCTGGTTCTGGATACAAAACTGGTGATGTTCTTGGTGCAACTGTGGGTGATACTGGTACTGGTTTGAGATTTACAGTTGGTGCAGTATCTAATATTAATAGTTTACTTTTACATGAAGTTCAAGGAACATTTGATACTACTAATACATTAACTAAAGCGGGTTCAGCAATCTCTAATAGTGTACCATCTACTGTTAATACAGTATCTTCTGATAAAGATGGATTGCATATTAAAGTCTTCCATAGAAATCATGGTATGCACGCTGCAAATAATAGAGTTACTATTTCTGATGCAGTAGGTATCAATACAGTAACAACATTAAGTCAAAAATATTCAAATAGTGCAACTTCTGCTATTAAAGTTGATAGTGTAGCTAATTTGGGAGATTTTGAAGGTCTTACGGTTAGTACTTCAAACCCAGGCTATATTCAAATTGGTGATGAAGTTATTAAGTATACAGGAACTAATTCCAGTACTACTCCAAAACAACTTACTGGTATTACAAGAGCTATAGATAATAGTGTTGCTGCAACACATGATGCTGCTACTAAGGTACGCAAATATCAAACTGCAGGTATTTCATTAAGGAGAATTAACAAAACTCATTTATTATCACAATCTAGTATTGCACCCGATCTTGATAGTTATCATATTAAAATTGATGTTAGTGCTAATGGTAATGGTACAACCAGAGATGGAAGTAGTTCTACTATACCATTAAGAATTGATAAAACATTATTAGATGGTGGTGAACTTACAAGAGCAACTCAAAATATTCAATTTGAAGCAATAACACCACTGGTAGAATTCTTAACTCCTGTTGATACTCAGTTAAGTGGTAGAGTTAGAACAGTTACTGGAACTAGTGCTAATGGTACTGAAGTTTCATTTGCAGATGAAGGATTCTCTGATATTGCATTGAATGGTGTTAATTACTTTGACTCTCCTAGAATAATTGCTTCTAAGATTAATGAACAAAATAATTTAACTGCATTGCCTGGTAGTAAATCATTTACTACAGAGTTAGTATTAACATCCAATGATCAACATGTATCACCTATGATTGATACGGATAGATTTGGTATAATTACTACTACAAATAGAGTAGATAATCCAATAACAGATTATAAGGGTGATAGTAGAGTCAATAGTTTAGTTAACGATCCAACCTCTGCGATTTATATAACTAAACGTGTTTCCTTAGAAAATCCTGCAACTTCTTTACAAACTAGATTTGCGGCCTTTAATCATATTAGTAATGATATTAGAGTATTATATCGTATACTTAGAGCTGATGTTCCATCTAATGAAGAACCATTTATATTATTCCCTGGCTTTAGTAATTTAAAAGATACAACTGGTGATGGATTTGGAGATGAAATACGAAATGCTGCAAATAGTGATGGTACACCAGATAGGAAAGTTCCTTCTTCTAGAACAATAGATGAATTTAGAGACTATCAATTTACTGCAAATGATTTACCAGAATTCCACGGATTCCAAATTAAAGTTATATTGACATCTACTAATCAAGCAATTGTACCTCGTATTAAAGATTTTAGAACAATAGCATTAGCATAATGAGTTTTAAACAAGTTGAAGGTTCAAATGAACTTTATAGAGATATGGATAGTCAGGCTATTATCAATACTGATAGATCTGGATATCTTGCATATAAGACTAGAAGAGAACAAAAACTTCGTGAAATAGAAAGAATTGATAAATTGGAGGGTGATGTTGGAGAGATAAAGTCTCTTCTTAACAAGATAATTGACAAGTTATAATTAGATAAATATATCTAGACGAAACTACATCTTAAATAATGGCTGTATATGTTGTAAATTTAGTAATAGATCAAGGGACGGATTTCACACAAACATTCAATCTTGAGAGTGATGCATCTGATTCTGCTTTAGATCTTACTGGATATACTGGGGCAGCACAACTTCGTAAACATGCTTCTAGTAAGACGAAGTATGATTTTACAGTAACTTTTACAGATACCTCTGCTGGTATAGTAAAAATAACTATGACTGATGCAGTAACAGCTGGTATTAAAGCTGGTCGTTACATTTATGATGTTCTCATTACTGATTCTGGTGGATTGAAAACAAGGATCGTAGAAGGATCCGCTCTAGTTAGAGAAGGAGCTACAAGGATTTAACTATGGGTATAAAAGTAAGTGTTAACAATGATTCTAATGTTAAAGTTAGAGTTGGTCAACAAACTGGTGTAAAAGTTCCAACAACATCTTCTGGTGCTAGTGGTGGAACAGTAGCAGCACTTGGTGATACTGATGTTACTTCTCTAGAAAATGGTGCAGTTTTAGTTTATGATGCTACAACCAGTAACTGGGTTGCAACTTTAGAATTGACACCAACAAATACAAAAAATTTAGACGTTAATGGAGGTTCGTTCTAATGGCCAGTAAGATTAGGATACATAGATCTACTGGTGCGGCTGCTCCTAGTTCTTTGGAATTTGGAGAATTAGCAGCAACTGTGGAACAGGGAACCGCTGGTAATTCTGGGAATAAAGCGGGAAGATTGTTTATTGGTAATGTTGCAGGAAACCCTGTAGAAATTGGTGGAGAATACATATACAAACTTATTGATCATACTCCAGGCCAAGTAAATGTAAATTCTGCATTGATTGTTGATTCAAATGCAAATTTAGATGGAATAAGGATTGCAGGTATATCTACAATTACAAGAACGGATATAACTGATGCAGTAACACAAAATCTTAATGTAACTGGTGTTACTACTTTTGCTCAAGGTGTTAACCTTAATGGTAATACTACACTTGGTAATGCAATTACAGATCTCCTTACAATTAATTCTAGAACAACTGTTGTTACAGATTTAACTTTAAGTGATGGTCTAACAGTAGCTGGTGTTACAACAACTAATGGTGCAATTGATGCTAATGGTACAGTTGATTTTGGTGCAGATGTAGTATTTAATTCTGCAACTAATGATATTACCTTTGATCAATCTGCAAGTAAGATTCAATTTAAAGATAATAATAAAGCTACATTTGGTAATGGTGATTCAATTCAGATTTATCATGATGCAAGTCATGGTTTTATAAACAACACAACAGGTGATCTGAAGATTACAGATACATCTGGAATATCACTCAATACTAATGCATTTAAATTATATAATGGGGCAGCAGATGAAACTTTAATATCTGCAGATAATGGAGCTGATGTAAAATTATTCCATAATAACAATAATAAGCTCGAAACTACTGCAACAGGAGTTACTATAACTGGAACTCCAATAATAAGTAATCTGACAGCAACTCGTGTTCCTTTTGTTGGATCTTCTAAAGAATTAGTTGATCATGCTAATTTTACATATGGCTCTAATGTCTTAAATGTAGTTGGTAGAGTTGATGCAACTGATCTTGATGCAGGATCAAATCTACGTGCAGTTGCTGGTGTTGTAACTACTTTCACTAGTACTCATAATAGTTCAACACATACTGTTGGTACTGGTGCAACATTTACTACATCATTCCATCTTGGTAGTGGAGCAACAAATTATACGTTCCCGAATGCTCGTGGAGCAAATGATCAAATTTTGATATTAAATGGAAGTGGTCAATTTGCATTTGAAGATGTTCCAGGCACATTGGTTATCAGTGCAGGTTATGCATCTACTGATGCAGTAGAACTTCTACCAGACGTTCTTACAATCGCTGCAACCGATAATGAGACTAAAACTACCTTAAGTAATAATACAATCACTGTAGGACTCGCCACAGACGTTAGAGTGGGTGGTGGGCTAACAGTTGCGAATAACTGTCACATTATAGGTAATCTTACTGTTGACGGTACTGAGACCGTTTTAAACACCATACGGCTAGATGTACAGGACAATAAGGTTGGTGTAGGATCTACCTCTACTGCAAGCAATACTACCGCAGATGGTTGTGGATATTTTGTTCATGGTGGTAGTGATGGTGATAAAGAGATTCTTTACTTACATGCTAAGACTGCATTTACATCAAACCAAAACTTACTACCAGTTGCAGATAATGGTCAAGATTTAGGTGCAAGTGATCAGGAATGGAAAAATTTATATATTGATGGAACTGCAGCAATTGATACCTTACAGGTTCATGATGGTGCAACTGTTTCTGCTGGTGCTGATGTAACTCTTACTGGTTCTACATCTGGTGAAAATATCGTTTGGGATTCTTCTGAAGGAACTCTTGATATTGCTGATGATGTTAAATTGATGATCGGCGATTCTGACGATCTTCAAATTTATCATGACGGCACTCGGAGCTACATTGCAGATTTCACTGGTACAGGTGATTTATATGTGTTAAGTAATAAACTTGTATTTAAAAATGGTGCTTCTAATAGAACTTTAGCTCAGTTTACAGATACTGGCTCTGTACAACTTTATCATAATGATTCAGATAAATTCCAAACCACCGCAACAGGAACAAACGTAACTGGTGTTCACGTTGATGATGGTGCGACTCATGATGGTGATGTAACTTTCACTGGCGCATCAAAGAATGTAGTATGGGATAAGTCTGATAATGCATTAGAATTCCAAGATAATGCATTTGCAAGATTTGGAGATACAAATGACTTAGAAATTTATCATAATGGTAGCCATTCTTACATAGACAGAAAAACTGGTGGTACTGGTGATATTTACGTAAGACTTGGTACTGATAATGCAATTGTTGCAAAAACAGATAATGCTGTTGAATTGTATTTTGATAATGTTAAAAAATTAGCTACAACTACAGACGGCGTTACACTTAACGACAAATTATTACTTGACAACGCAACTAATGCTGGAAGAGATGTTGAATGGCAACATGCTAGTGATAGACTTAAGTTTTCTGACAATACAAAGGCAACATTTGGCGATGGAAATGATTTAGAAATCAAGCATGATGGCAGCAGCAATAAAATAGAAGCAATTAATGGTTATTTAAGAGTAGCATCTACAAATGGTATTTTATATCTTGATGGTAATAATACACATATAAGATCTGGGGATGGTGGTGAAACGCAAGCAAAGTTTATTGATAATGGAGCTGTAGAGCTCTATCATGATAATGTTAAAAAAATACATACTACGGCTTACGGCGTTGACGTAACTGGCACTACACAATCAGATACTTTAATTGTAACTGGTGTATCAACAGTTGCATCTATGATCTTCTCTGCTGGTACTAATACCAATGGAGTTTCATACTTTGATGCCAATGGTCAGGTACAGTCCACTGTGGCTCCTGCCTCTGGTATTTCAACTTCTAATTATATCTTAACTACTAACGCTTCTGGCGTTCCGACTTGGACTTCGACAATTGACTGTGGCACATTCTAACAAAGAAGAAATTAACTTCAACATTCTACTTGAATTAACTCTCGCAAAGGTTCACGCACAACAAAAAGAAAACTTAATACTTGAGGCTAAAGTAAGAACACTTCAAGAAGTAATCGACCAATTAGAGTCTGATTATGATGAAGCTAAAAAAGTTCTTGCACAACAATCGGTCAATAAAACGACCAAACCCAAACCGATAAATAAGTAAAAGCTAGTGTATATTCATGGCCAAACCTAGTTCACGACAAGAATTAATTGATTACTGTTTAAGACAGTTAGGTGAACCTGTATTGGAAATTAATGTTGATGAAGATCAAATTGAAGATGCAGTAGATGATGCAGTTCAATTTTTTCATGAAAGACATTTTGATGGTGTTGAGAAAATGTATCTCAAACACAAACTCAGTCAGGATATGATTGATGCTGCTAGAGAACAGACTGTAGCAACAACTGGTATATCTTCTAGTGTTTTTAATGGTAGTTCAGCAGCTACTGTAAGTGTTAGTGCAAATAATGTTGTTATACCTAATCATGGATTAGTAACTGGTTCACCAATAGAATATAGTTTTGGGCCAGGCAATACTACTATTGCAATTGCAAGTGCAACTTTAAATAGTGTTGGTGTTACTACTGCATTAGGAATTGGTACAGATAGTCAAAGACTTTGGGCAATAGCAGATAATAGAAACGAAATTAGATTTGCTGCAACTGCAGCTGATGCAACAAATGGTAATGCACTTGATATAACTGCAGTAGGTGCTGGTGCAACACACTTTATAAGTACAAGAACTGAATTTACAGAACAGAGAAATTATATTGAAATACCAGATCATATTATAGGAATTAATGGTATTTTCCGATTTGATGATAATACTATTTCCCAGAATATGTTCAGTATATCTTATCAGATATTCTTGAATGATGTTTATAACTTTAGTTCTATTGAACTACTTAACTATTCAATGGTTAAACAATATCTTGAGACCATTCAATTCTTAATTAGTCCAGATAAAAAGATTAGATATAATAAGAGAGGAAATAGACTTTATATTGATATGAATTGGAAAGATGCAACACCAGACCAATTCTTAGTTATTGATTGTTACCGAGTGTTAGATCCTAGTGAAAATACAAAAGTTTTTAATGATAGTTTCTTGAAGAGGTATATAACTTCTTTAATTAAGAAACAATGGGGTCAGAATCTCACTAAATTCCAAGGAGTTAAACTTCCTGGCGGTGTTGAATTAAATGGTCGTCAGATATATGAAGATGCTAATACTGAATTAGCTGAGTTAAGACAAAGAATGTCAACTGATTACGAACTTCCACCTCTGGACTTGATAGGCTAATGGCTTTAAATCCTTTCTTTCTACAAGGATCTGCATCTGAGCAGAGATTAGTTCAAGATCTTATCAACGAACAGTTGAAGATTTATGGTGTAGAAGTGTATTACATGCCTAGAAAATTTATAGGTAGTGATACTATAATGAGAGAAAATATTGTTGCGAAATTTGATGATAGTTTTGCATTTGAAGCTTATGTTCAGAATTATGAAGGGTTTGCTGGTTCTGGAGATTTGATGACAAAGTTTGGTGTAAGAACCACTGATGAATTAACCCTTGTTATCTCTAAGGAAAGGTATGAAGATTTTATATCTAGTTTTTATACAGATGGTGATGGTGATACTAAATTAACATCTAGACCAAAAGAAGGAGATTTAATATATTTTCCATTATCAGATAGTCTTTTTGAGATTAAGTTTGTAGAACATGAACAACCTTTCTACCAACTTGGAAAACTTTATATGTATGAACTTAAATGTGAATTGTTTGAAGTTAGTGATGAAATTATTGATACTGGTGTCGTTGATATTGATGATAATCTTGAGGATGAAGGATATATTGCAACATTAACTCTTGCTGGATATGGTGCAACTGCATTATATTATACTGGTATAAGCACTAATAATGGCGTGAATACAATTACATTAATTAATGATGGTTTTGGATATTCAAGTCCACCTGTTGTTGCAATTAGTACTTCACCACATGGAGGTTCAGCTGCAAATGCAACTGCTGTAGCTATTACTACTGCAATAGGTGCTGGATCTACCTCATTCTCGGTTAAAGAGATTGTAATAACAAATAGTGGATATGGTTATACCCAATCACCTACTGTTACCATAAGTGGTGCTGGTGGTTCTGGTGCTATTGCAAGAGCTGGTATTGGTACTAATGTTGTTAGGATATTAAGAGATGGTACTCAGACTGGTGGTAGTAAGTATGCACATACACCTACTGTTGCAATTAGTACTTCTCCAGTTGGTGTTGCGTCTGCAAATGCAACCGCTGTTGCAACAGTAGGTGCTGCTGGAACTGTAATGGATGTTAGATTTACTAATGCTGGTTTTGGATATACAGTTGCTCCTATTGTAACTATTCAGTCGCCAGGATCTGTAGGTATGGGAACTGGTAATTTCTTCTTGAATGAAATGATTAGAGGTCAAAGTTCACTTACTACAGCAAGAGTTAAGAACTGGGATGCTGATACAAATATACTTAAAATTGGCCATGTTGCAGGTAACTTTGCACTAAATGAAGTTATTGTTGGATCTGCAACTACTGGTGAATTCCCAGGCATGGGTCAAACTGCAAGTTATACAATATATAAGATAGGATTAGATGATCAATATGATGCATTTGCAGAAAATATTGTTATAGAAAATGAAGCTGATAGTGGTTTGGTTGATTTTTCTGAAGGTAATCCATTTGGTGTTTTCTAAATAAGATATGACATACGATGATTACTATCTCCCTGAACTTGGTGAACCACACCCATATGATTCATGGCCTAATGCAAATGGCACTAATAGATATGCACCCCCAGAAAAAATGAAAGAATTAGAATCTATGAATCCAAGAGCAGAAGAAGAAGTTGCTGATTGGTTTACTGAAAAACCTGATGAAAGTGACGAAATAGAAAAAGAGAAATCTGTACATCATAAAGCATATGAGATTGCAACTTCTAAATACAATCCATTTGCTGTGGGTGGATCTGAACAACTTAAAGACAGGTAAAAAAAATGTTAGGTCAATACTTCTATCATGAAATTCTAAGAAAGACTGTTATTGGTTTTGGAACACTTTTTAATGGAATTGAAATTAGACATGATAATGACTCTGGTGGAGAAGTAAGTAGAATGAAAGTTCCATTGGCATATGGACCAATGCAGAAGTTTCTTGCAAAGATAGAACAACAACCAACAATACAAGGTAGACCTGCTATTACTTTACCTCGTATGTCATTTGAGATGACAAATCTTAATTATGATCCATCACGTAAAGCATCTATAACCCAGACATTTAAGAGTGGTAATACAGATAATGTAAAAAAAGTTTTTATGCCCGTTCCATATAATGTTGGATTTATGCTTAGTATTGCAACTAAGTTGAATGATGACATGTTACAAATAATGGAACAGATACTTCCATATTTTCAGCCAGGTCTTAACATTACACTTAATCTTATTTCCTCAATTAATGAAAAGAGAGATATACCAATAATTCTTGAAAGTATTAATATGAGTGACGATTATGAAGGTAGTTTTGATAATCGTCGTGCAATGATTACAACTATGCAATTTAGTGCCAAGGTTTACTTATTTGGTGCTGTTGCTGATAATCCAGATGGTCTTATTAAGAAAGTTAATGTTGATTACTTTACTGATACTAATAGAGTAACTGCAAAACGTGTACAAAGATATTCTGCAACTCCAAGAGCAACTAAAGATTATAATGATGATAATACTAATGCAATTAATAAGGCATTAGCCGCAGAACAAACAGTACTTTCTGTTAATAGTTCTGCTAACTTCTCTGTAGATGATTACATCACTATTAGTGGTGAGAATATGCAAATTAAGTCCATTAGTGGAAATGAACTTACCGTATACAGAGGTGTTGATGGAACTAATGTTATTGATCATGCGGATGGTTCTACTATAGATATAATCAGTGGATCTAGAGATGCTACATTACCACTTGCAGGTGATGATGCACTTATCGCTTCTGGTGATGATTTTGGATTCAATGAAATGTCTTCATTCTTCGAAGATTATCAAACGTATTCCCCATCACAGGGTAAGGATGTGTAAAAAATGAAATTTGATGAAATTGATGATGCTCTTGAAATTGTAACGGATAAATCCGAACCAATTGAGATTGAAGATGTCAAATCTGTTAAATATGAGAAGGATGATCTTGATCGTGATTATGAGTACACTCGTGGCAATCTTTATTCATTAATAGAGAAAGGTCAAGAGGCTATTGATGGTATTATGGAAATCTCGCAAGAGAGTGGATCTGCCAGAGCTTATGAAGTTACTGGTCAGATAATAAAAAGTGTGGCTGATGCCACAGATAAATTATTAGACCTACAGAAAAAGGTTAAAGACATAAAGGAACCTAAAGATAAGGGGCCAAATAATGTAACAAATGCACTTTTTGTTGGGTCAACTGCTGAATTACAAAAACTACTCAAAAAGGGGAAGTTAGATGACTGATGAATTAAAAGAAGAAATTAAAGAGGAAAAGAAAGGCCCTCTTGGTAGACTGAAAGATAAGATTCTTCCAGACGAAGATGAACAAGCTGCTATCATTAGTACATTTGTACGTCTCGGCGTGTTGGTTTGGAGTGGCGGAATTTTGACTTTAAACTACGTGGCCATACCTGGCGTTCCTCAACAGAAAATAGATCCAACATTTATAGCTTCAGTTTTTACAGGCGTTCTGGCTAGTTTTGGCATTCAGACTGCATCCAAAAAGGGTGATGGAACAATGAAGATGAATGGTAATGGTAATGGAGCAAATGGTGGTCCTCCTCCTGTTACTGCAAAGGATATTGAAGCTATTTTAGCAAAAGCTCCTGCTGGTCCTGTTCAAACAATTCGTGTTGAACAAGCACCTCTTAAAATTACCACTGACGACAAACCTTACAAACTTTAAAATCATGTCTTGTAAATCAAAATTTAGTTTTAATACTATTGCTAATGTGATTAGTATTGCATCAGGAGTAACACTCGCTGGTATTATAGGCGTAGGATCATACGTTTATATAAACAAAGATGCAATCATTGAGAATCTTAAAAAAGAAGCTATAGAATCGGTAATGAGTAATATGGGTGGTGGTGCTATAGGTGGTGCTCTTACTGGTGATGTAGGTCTTCCTGCTTCAGATTCTGGTGGTTTAGGACTTCCTGTTCCAGGCATGCCTTTCTAGTGGACTTACAAAAAATAACATCAACAGGAACTGCCGTCGCTGTAATAGGTGGCGGTACTTTCATGGGTGGTAATTATGCAATCGATCAGGCAACTGGTGGACCTGAGAAAAGAGTCAAAGCAAAACAATCAGAACTTCAACTCATAGTAAGAGAAGAAGTTCGTAGTGCTATATCGGAGATGCTACCTACATCAACAGGTGGTGTTGTTCGTATAGATACACCAGGCGATTATAGAAAGGAGGTTCCTAAATGATTTTTTCAATGTTAAATGTGGTAGATGCTTGGAATGAGATCTCATGGGCAGATGCTATTCCATTTATTCTAGTATTGATTGGACTTTATTGGGTTAAAGTTAAGATTGATACATCTGCTGGTTTGGGTAGAAAGAAAAGTAGACAGTTACAAAGAATTATTCGTGATGCAATTCTAGAAACACAAGTAAAGACAGGAAAACCATAAGTGGATAAACATCCCAACGGTTATACAAAGGAAATGATCAAGGAGATATTAGGTACTTCTTGGCCTACTATGCCTGAAGATCATGAGACTGGTAATCAGTTAAGAAGAAGAAAAGGAAGAGAGATGAGAGAAGGTAAGAGACCATACCCCACATACCCTGCAAAGAAGGTAGGTCCAAACTTTGATGAGAATGGAAAATATATTTACCCAGAGGGATCTGGATTTCGTTATATGGATCCTAATTCTGAATGGGGAGGTAAAGTATCTTAGTTATTTCTTTTTATTCTTTTTTGCAAAGTTAATTCCAACTAAACCTTTCTTCACTCTATACTCATTGGTTCTTAATTCAGATTGAGTTGGTTTATAAGGAGTCTTACCAAGTATCTTATTTACTTTACCCAATCCTTGTTTAATTGCAGGTTTAAAAACCCTTAGTAGTAAATCTGCTAGGGGTTTTGCTAATAGAGCAGATGCACCAGCAACAGTAGCAATTGCAGCTGTGGTTGTTGCAACATTAGCACTTGGTAGGTATGCTTCTATTACACTAATATCCTCATATAATATTACACATATTTCTTTGGTGGGATTCGCAGGATCTTTTTGTAACTCATATCCAGATACCTTTTCTTTTTGGTTCTGTGCTACATCACCAATACGTGGAGCATTCGGGCCAGGACAAGGAACTTTTTCATCAGTGGTTGCTTTAGATGTATCTGGTGCATCTGGTGTAGGTGCATCTGGTGGTGGTGGAACTACAGGTGGTGGAGTTTCTCGTGTAATTATTAATTGATCTGGTTCATAATTCATTGCATCATAAGAAGGATAAGAACCATCAGGACATAACGTCATTGCATTTCCATCATCATTTTCAACAAGATCTTTGTCGATTGGTATATTATTCTTATGTCTTTTATTGTCCTTATGGGCTTTTACACAGCCAGGTATATCCACAATAGGATTACCAATATTAACTACCACAGGTGGAAGTAAGTAATCAACATTGGGTTGTGTAACCATCCAACGTGGGATATACACATTTGGGATGGTACTTTCTTGAATATTAATTTCTCTAATTATAGGTATACTCATTAGTCTTTAACATCACCAATCTGGAAAGTTCCTAGATCTTTTGCACTACCATTTGCTTTAATTTCTTCTTTAGGTGGTTCTACTTTAATTTGATTACTACTAAGACTATGTTGATGTGGATGTACGACACCTGCAGGGCTTACTAACATGACATCAGCACATACAGATGCATAAGGTGACTTAGGATGGAACATTACTCCAGACTTCATAAGTTCGCCACAATTCTTAAGACGAGCTAATTCAAAGTCTAATCTTTTATTAGCAGTCAACTGTACCATTTGATTGATACTTGCTTGTGCTGCTTGCTTACATTGTTCTTGTAACTTCTTATCTAATGGCCGTGACCATGTAGCAGAGACACCTACTGATACATTATAATTATCTGTCTGATTAGTTCTTGTTGGCATATAATATAAAATATTGCCTGGATTGTCTATTTGTCCATCATCATCAGCATCATGAACGTCATACACTGGCTCATCATAGTAAGTTTCAAATGGTTTTTTGAACGCAACACCTCCAGTCACATAGGGAGTGACGTTCATAGTCGCACCTTGACACTGTATACCATTACCATAAGTATTAGTTATGTATGGGCCCTGTAGCACCTGTATGGCTTGATTGGTTACTGAGCCAGAGGAGTTTGCTATTGGATTAGCAGTTGCACTAACCCCTCCTACATCTGCTGCATGTGCAGGGGTTGCAATTACACTTGTTGCAAGTAGTAGACATATCCTTTTTATTGCGTAAAAGTACTTGTTGTGTCGGTGACGGAATTTATAGTTGTCGTTCTTTGTATGACGGTGTGATTTGAGAGGCCTGGCCCTTGATAGCTCTCCGTGAATTGGAAGGCTGCTCCTGGCGTTACTATTGAAAAGTCTGGTCGGTCTGTTAGATTCAATCCGTTCCATGTCGAAGTCACTCCGTCTAATGATACTTGTGTTGCATTAATTGATCCAGCACCTGTTGGTGTTAGATTTCCATCTGATTCCACGTTGGTGCCAGTCACTACATACTGCCAGCCTGTGTTATAGTCCATACTGTTAATCGTCTCCGTAACTGTAGACGTTGTTTCAGTATGGCTGGTCATCGAGCCTTGAGTAAAATTTGGCACCACAGGAACTGCTCTTGCAGCACCTGTACCACTAATCAGTAGTAATACTGTTAGTATGCGTTTCATGACTACCTAAGTTCTATCTCGGTCACGAATTGGCCAGTAGCCGTGGTGCCAGCCCCGCCAGCAGTTAAAGTTGTCACACCTGCCGAGGTTATAGTCCCTGCAAGGGATCCAGCGACTCCACCAGACATCGTTAAGACTTCACCATATGCTGGTAAGTCAGCCACGACACCACTGGTCACATCCGCACCAGAACCGATAGCATTTACTACGTCTCCTTGAGTCCAGCTTTCACTAAACGTGAATGCCGAGCCAGCTGTATTGATATCGTATGCACCAACGTCTAGTGTTGCTGCAGCAGTAGCAGTACCAGCAGTTAATTTAGCAAAGTGATCGTTTTCACTGGCCACTTTGATATTAGAACCAGATACTGTATAAGTACTACCTATACGAGTTGCATCAGTATAAGCTCCGTTAACTTGCAACTGAGTCGAGGAAGTCATTCTATGGGTCAGGTCAGCACGAGCTGGTGCTACTGCAGCACCTGTCATCAAAAGCATAATGAGAGGAAATATTCTTCTCATAGTAGAATATAAGACTTCATGTATTTATGTAAATCTCTAAATAGAAAGAGACTAGCTGTGTCCCAAGATACAATAGAGATGAAAGACTACAAAGAAATTTTATCCACATTTGATGGAGAATACTATAAAAACTTGTTGGGTGATATTCACGAGAAGGTTGAACGTTACAATGAAATTGGACAAGTTTGTAGAGTTTCATTGAGATGGAGAGGTAAGTATTACCATCTTCAGTTGTTTTTCCCTGGCTCAAAATTTCCAAGTAGAAAGGAAGTAGAGGTTCAAGTACATAAGGTATATCCAGATGCAACTGTTATGGTTCATTATGCATCAGAGAGTCAACCCAATCAACCATTAATTAGAGTTGCTGAGAGTAAGGAAGAAAGAAATCCTAATACTGGACTTCCTGATATTAAAGAGGTTAAGTCAAGTAATAGTAATAAGGGCAATGTAGATGATCCAGATTTAAGAAGATTGATTCCAGAGAGTGAAGTTCTTGGTGAAGGTGAATATGATGCTAAAGCATCTATGTATCAATCAGGAATGACTGATGCATCTAGAGTAAAGGGCCCTGTTGGTAAGACAGTAGACAAAGTTAAGAATGTTTTCAAGAAAAAGGAAAAGGGTGGTGAGTATCGTGCTAAAGCTGCGATGTATATGTCAGGATATGTACCTGAAGGTGAAATGATAGAAGGTATAATGCAGATGGTAAAACGTGTTGGTAAAAAACCAGAACCAAAGAAACATGATTATGGTAGAGATGCTGGTAACATAGCTAGAAAAAAACTTGAAAAGAAAGAACGTGAAACTTATGTTAATGACATGAGTAATTCTTTTGGAGAAGAGACTAAGTATTATAAGGGTAATCCAAAAGGTACTCCTAAGAAACCAAAGGCAGGTGATCGTAGGCCTGGTGTGAAGGAAGAAAAGAACTATGTTGAGTTTATGAAAAGAGTAGAAAAATTACCAGAAGTAACAAGAGATTCAATTAAAGCACTTGGAGATGATCCATTGGTTGCAAAAGCTGCACTAGAAATATCAGGATTGCCGAAATAATAAAGCGATAATTAAATCATTAAATACTAATACTTCCCATTTATATGGTATAATGTGGACTGGGATGTTGAATCTGAAAACCTTAGACTCGAAAATATGATTATTGTCTATCAAGAACATATAGAGATTCTAGAAAAGGAAAACAAAAACCTTAAAAATCAAGTTACGTTTCTACAGAAACAACTTGAATATAAATCTCTTGGTTATCCATCGGAGGAAGAAAATGTGGAACCTTAATATTAAAGAAACTTTTACTAAAGTCAAAGATTGGGATAAGGCATGGGCAAAGAAAATTCAAGATAAGTTTAATTTAACAGATTATCAAATGCTCTGTCTTGCATTTGCCAAAGGGTTTATAATCGGTGCAATACTTCTATGATTCGATGGTCTGCCCAAATACTATTACCAAGTAATAGATTACAAAAGGTTGAATTTGTATGTTCATCCAATTTACGGGAAGATGCGGAATTTAAATGTAAGGCTTTATTTGGGTCATCCGATATTCGCCAATTAAAACGAGAATGGAATTAGTAGAAGTCTAAATAAACCATTTAAGAAATTATGTCTAACAAAGAAACTATCAAGTTCTCCATCAGTCAGGATGGTAATGTGACTCAAGAAGTGTATAACGTTTCTGGAAGTGCATGTGTAGATTTGACTAAAGATATTGAGATTAAACTTGGCGATTTAGAAAATAGAGTATATAGTACTGAATACTATAATAATGAATTAGATTTAACGAAGGATATTACAATTAATACAAACAATGTCTCATTTTAGTACTATTAAAACCAAGATTAAGAATAAACCAGAATTAATTGAAGCATTACAATTACTTCAATATAATGTTCAGGAAGATCAAGAGTTGGTTATTACAAATCCTAGTCACGCTGAAGATCATCCTGTGGTTCATGCGGAAGTTGCTATATCAAACGATATTGGATTTCGTTGGAATGAAAAAACCGAGACTTATGATCTTTATTCTGATCATGTTACTTGGAATCTTGATGTCCCTCCTTCTAGGTTTGTAGATAAGGTTACTCAACAGTATGCACGTATGACAATTTACAATGTGGTTAAAAATATGGGATGGGAGGTTGCCGAAGAGTGGGAAATGACGGATAATAGTATTGAGATAACGGCCACCAATTGGACTTAAATTATGAGTGATGAATTAGTTCGTATAGCAAATGCTCTAGAGAGAATTGCTGATTATTATGAAAAGGGTCTACATGTTGATATTGATCATGCACATATAGATGACATTGGTGAGATACATGGTGATGTTGTAACCCATCCTAAACAATTTTGATTTGATACCCTAACAGTGTCTGTAAGTCCACACATTAATGCGTAATTATACTCATATGGTATAATAAATAACATTAGTATGGGATTGAAAAATCATGCCCCTGACTCAACAAAGACATTACACCGTAGGTTATCATGACCTACAACAACATCATTTTGAAATCTGCGAGTACGCTGCAGACTCATATGAAGCAATACAACACAGTAAAGAGGATGTTTCCTATTTAAAGGAGCATCCTCATTTTATTGATTACTGTACCAGTGAAGAGGTGGATAACATCTCTAAACTGATGTCATCTGGAATACCAATGGGACATTAATCATGAAACATGAAATAATGTGGTGGATGAGCCGACTCACCATCATGGGTACATGTTTAAGTTTATCAACTTGGTTAGCAGCACAGGCATATGTCTGAAGTAGTACACTCAGTTAATATAATGATTGCAATCCTATTAGTCTCTGTAGGAATTGCAATCTACTACATATTCATGTATGATACTTGGTATCCTAATGAGCAACGAAGTGAAGATAGCAGTCTTGGAGACGCAAGTAGAGAGATTACTGGAGAAACAGAAGGAGCTCACTGAAAGAGTTCGAGCAAATGAGAAAGTAGTAGCCGCTATAGGTCTTTTTGGATCTGTAGCGGTTGCTTTTATTGGGGCAGGATATTTTGCACCAAAGGCAGAAGCATGTAGTCCTCCTTTAGATGGAAGTGAATTTACTTGTCCACCCTTTGATGATGTATTAGATAAACCATTTGAAAAGACAATATCAGATGAATCTTTTGGTGAAGAGTTTCCAGATTATTATAATCAATATGAAGTAACAATATTTGATACAAGAGATGATGATCCATTTAATGTAGCACATATGGGTCATTCATTTCCTACAGGTGAATGGATAGAGAAATTAAGAAACTGGGAATCAAGAAGGAAACGAACTCCAATAGAGGATATGCTAAATAATACACTTGCAGAATATGAAAATGGGAGCAATGACCCCACCAAGCAGGAAGAGCTGCTACAACTTCAGAGTAACAGAGATTAACCGTGTTCTTGACGGGGATACTATTGATGTCACCATTGATCTTGGGTTTGATTTATTCAAGAAAGAAAGAGTTAGAGTTGCAGGAGTTGATACGCCAGAGAAAAGAACAAGAAACTTGGAAGAGAAGGCATTGGGAATAGATGCTACCAATTGGTTGAAACAAAAACTAGAAGATACTATTGCAGGTGATGGAGATGAACTCACTGTTAGAACAGAACTTGTGGGTGGGACTGGGAAGTATGGTAGGCTTCTTGGTTGGCTCTATATTAATGAAGATACTGTTTCATTGAATGAACAGATGATCACTGAAGGATATGCCCATGCTTATGATGGTGGAACCAAGGATATGAATCTTGAGAAACTACGTGAGATTCGCAGATCTTTTGGTACTTTAGTAGAATAAAATATGACTCTTATAATAACTGAGACTTCAAAGGAAGACTACATTAAAGAAATAGAACATGCAGTTTCTCATTTGGGTGGTACTATAGAGTATAGAACTACATTCAGTAATACGGGTAGACAATCTAAAAAAATTATTATTGAATACGATGTCAACAGCTGAACAGTATCTAGGTAATCCCAATTTAAAAAAGGCTAATACAGCAGTTGAATTTACTGCTGATCAAATTAGTGAATTTATTAAATGTAAGGATGATCCTGTTTACTTTGCAAAAAATTATATTCAAATAGTTTCTCTTGATGAAGGTTTGGTTCCTTTTGAACCTTATGCTTTTCAAGAGAAGTTAATTAATAGGTTTCATGAGAATAGATTTAATATTTGTATGATGCCTAGGCAGACTGGTAAGTCTACTACATCTATATCATACTTATTACATTATATTGTATTTAATGATAGTGTTAATGTAGGTATTCTTGCAAACAAGGCTGCAACTGCAAGAGAACTATTGGGTAGATTACAACTTGCATATGAGAACTTACCTAAATGGATGCAGCAAGGTGTTATATCTTGGAATAGAGGTTCACTGGAGTTAGAAAATGGATCGAAAATCTTGGCTGCGTCTACCTCTGCTAGTGCTGTTAGGGGTATGTCTTTCAATATCCTTTTCTTGGATGAATTTGCTTTTGTTCCCAATCACATCGCTGACTCTTTCTTTGCTAGTGTTTACCCTACTATTACTTCTGGTAAAAGTACCAAAGTAATAATGGTTTCAACGCCACATGGTATGAATCATTTCTACCGTATGTGGCATGATGCTGAAAGAAAACAGAATGAATATGTTCCCACATCAGTTCATTGGTCAGAGGTTCCAGGCAGGGATGAGAAGTGGAGACAACAGACTATTGCAAATACTTCAGAACAACAGTTTAAAGTTGAGTTTGAATGTGAGTTCTTAGGATCTGTTGATACTTTAATCAATCCAGCTAAATTAAGAGCATTAGTATATGATAACCCACTTAAATCTAGTAATGGTTTAGATGTTTATGCAGAACCAGTAAAAGATCATGAGTATATGTGTACGGTGGACGTTGCAAGAGGTATGGAAGGTGATTATTCTGCATTTATAATTGTAGATATTACCACTTATCCCCATCAGGTAGTTGCAAAGTATAAGAATAATGAAATTAAACCTATGTTATTCCCATCAATCATCCATGATGCAGTAAGGGCTTATAATAAGTCATGGGTTTTATGTGAAGTAAATGATATTGGTGATCAGGTTGCAGCTATTCTTAACTATGATCTTGAGTATCCAAATTTACTTCAATGTTCTATGAGAGGTAGGGCTGGTCAAATAGTAGGCCAAGGATTCTCTGGTAAGAAAACTCAATTGGGAGTTAAGATGTCCAAGGCAGTCAAAGCTCTTGGATGTTCCAACCTTAAGACTATGATTGAGGCTGATAAGGTTTTATTTAAAGACTATGATATTATCAGTGAATTAACAACCTTTATTCAGAAAAGAAATTCATTTGAGGCAGAGGAGGGATGTAATGATGATCTTGCCATGTGTCTTGTAATATATGCATGGATGGTAGATCAAGATTACTTTAAGGAACTAACAGATCAAGATGTAAGAAAGAGATTATATGATGATCAAAAAGAACAGATAGAACAAGATATGGCGCCATTTGGTTTTATATCTACTGCATTAGATGAAGATGAATTTGTAGATGATGAAGGAGATAGGTGGACTAAAGCTGATAGGGAAGATATAAATTCAACATATGGTGATATGAGTTATATGTGGGAGTACTATTAATGTTCTGGAATAATAAAAAAAAGTGGAATCCTCCTTTAAATAAAGATGGAACTCCTTGTCTTAAAGGTAGAATTATTAACTTAATTCAAGTAGTAGTTGTTGTTCAATTATTAATAGTAGCAGCAACTATACACGGATGCCTTATGCCTGGTAAGTCTTGTGATTCAGAAACGAAACAACATATTGCTAATATGATGACTGTTATAACTACTTCTACATTTGCACTTTACGCTGCTGAAAAATAATGGAACTAACTGAAGAAAATGTAATTACAGTTCTAGAAGAACTTATTCCCTATATTGAAGCGGATGGTGGATACCTACAACTTTACGATATAGAAGATGGATATGTTAAAGTAAAATTAGGTGGTGCATGTGAGACATGTGCTATGAGTACCATGACTTTGAAGCAAGGTATTGAAAAGAAATTGATGATGGAGATACCAGATGTTAAAGGAGTCGTTCAAGTTTTATAATGGATATTGAATCACAATTTGATTTAGAACATTTGTGGTTAGAAACTAGAATTTGTAGAGTTTGTGGTGAAGAGAAGAATTTAATAGATGGATTTTATTTAACTAGAAAGAATAGGAAGGCTGTTGCATCTTCATATTCCTATGAATGTAAAGTATGTACTATAAGAAGAATTGTTGATAAAAGAAAAAAGAAACCTTTTGCTGATTGGAAATATCCTGATTGGTAATGTTCATGCATCGTTTCCCCATTTGAAATTGTTTAAAAGGATAAATATTTTCAGATAAAAACTGAAACTGGAGTAGGTAACAGATGGCTGGTTTAGGCTTAGTATCTCCTGGCATCAAAGTAAAAGAGGTTGATCTTACTAGGGGAGGGATCACGGGCGTTAGTGACCAGACTGGTGCCATTGCAGGCCCGTTTGTGAAGGGCGCAGTAGAAGATCCACAATTAATAGAAAGTGAAAAGGATTTAGTTGATACATTTGGAGAACCACAAGAAACAAGTGGTCAATATGAATATTGGTTATCAGCTGCATCATATCTTTCATATGGTGGCGTTCTTAGAACGGTACGTGTGGATGGTGATGCTTTAAGAAATTCCAATGCAGCTGTTGCGACAGGTGCTGCATCTTCACTAACAAATTTAAAAATTAAGAATACTGACGATTATTTTAATTCGTATTCTGCAGCTACAACTTGGTATTATGCTTCTAAAAACCCAGGCACATGGGCAAATGGATTAAAAGTATGTGTTATAGATGCAAAATCAGACCAAACACTAGCTGGTATTGATACCGCAGGTATTGCTGTTGGTGCTGGAATTACTCAGGCATTTGGTGGAGCACAAATTGGTGGAATAGGTACATCATTAACTCTCAATGGACATCTTAGTGGAAGAGTTACTGCAATTGGTGCAGGTAGTATTGATGTAAAGGTTGTTAGTGAAGTTGCTGTTGGTGGAAGTATTACCGACGCAGATTATCAAAAGAATGGTGCATATGCATTTGACACAACTAGAGAGTGTAATATTTCTGGTGCAACAGGTGCTGCAACCACATCTCTTACTGTAACAAGGGCAGTTGGTGGAACTACTCAAGGTGCAATTACATCAGGTGAACAAATAGGATTGTTCAATGCTAGTAATACTACAACAATTGATAATGCTGGTGGTGCTGCATTAGGTGTTTCTGGTAATAGTGTTACTGTTGCAGATGCAACTGGTTTCTCTGTTGGTAGTCTACTTCTGATTGGTTCAGAAATAACTGCTGTAACAAGTATAAGTGGTAATGCAATTGGAATAGGAACAAGAGGTGTTGATGGAACAACCGCAACTGCTCATAATGATGGATCTACAATAACTGTATTAGCTCAAGCAGGTAATGTAACAACTGCAGGTGCTACTAACTCAGGTGGATCTGATACTAGTATTCAAGTTGTTGCTGTTGGAGCAATTGATGTTAATGATTATGTTAGAGTTGCTGGTGTTGGAACTGCTGGTGAATTAATGAAAGTAACCGCAGTTACTACCAATTCAGCATTAACACCAAGTTCAGTTACTGACTGGTATGAAGCTCAAACATTAGATCTTGACAATTCTACTGTTTATTGGAATAGTGTTGCACAAAAACCACAAACTTCTGCATATGCAAATTCTAGAAATTCTAGATTTGATGAAATGCATATTGTAGTTGTTGATGATAGTGGATCTGAATCAGGAACTGCTGGTCAAATACTAGAGTCTTGGCAGAATCTTTCTAAGGCAGAAGATGCAAAACAATTTAATTCTCCAATTTACTGGAAGGATTTCTTAGCAAACAATTCAGAATATGTATTTGGTGGTGCAAGTCCTAATGGTACACCATTATCAGGTGGTAATGTAGCATCAGGTTCATGGGGTCAAGTTGCAAATGGCGTTGACTTTACTGGAATTGGAAGATCAACATTCTCATTAGAGGGTGGTAAAGATTATGGTGGTACTTATGAGGCTCCTACATATCCCGCAACTCTTGGAGATTTAATCTCTGGGTATAATGAATTTGCAAATGTAAGAGAGTATCCTATTAATTACTTAATTCAAGGTCCAGGCCTTGGTAGTAGAGATGCAACTGTTGGTAAAGCTAACAAGTTAATCGCTATTGCTGGTGAGAGAAAAGATTGTATTGCAGTCGTTTCTCCAGCAAAATCTGATGTATTGAGTGGATCTGGTAATGCACCAGTGCCTATTTCTAATACTGATACACAGACAGAAAATATATTAAAAACATGTGATCAAATATCTTCATCATCATATGGTGTTATTGATTCTGGTTATAAGTATATCTTTGACCGTTTCAATAATAAGTTCCGTTATATTCCTTGTAACGCTGACGTTGCAGGAATGATGGCAAGAACATCTCAAAATTCTTATCCTTGGTTCTCACCAGCGGGTTCAGATAGAGGTGTTGTAAATAATGCAGTTAAACTTGCATATAACCCATCTCAAGCTCAAAGAGATCTTCTATATACCAAGAGAGTTAACCCAGTGGTTGCTTTCCCTGGCCAAGGAGTTATCCTTTTTGGTGACAAAACTGCACTTTCTTATGTTTCTGCATTCGATAGAATTAACGTTCGTCGTTTGTTCCTAACAATAGAACAGGCAATCGAAAGAGCTGCAAGAGCGCAACTCTTCGAATTCAACGATGATATCACAAGAGCTAACTTTGTTAATATCGTTGAACCATATCTTCGTGATATTCAAGCGAAGAGAGGTATCACAGACTTCTTAGTAGTTTGTGATGAGTCAAACAACACTGCTGATGTTATAGACGCTAACGAATTCCGTTCCGATATATTCATCAAACCAGCACGCTCTATCAACTTCATCGGTCTAACATTTGTTGCAACACGCACAGGTATTAGTTTCGAAGAAGTAGTAGGTACAGTCTAACTACAACCCATCATCTAATAATCACAGGAGAGAAAGAAAATGCCTCAGCAAATCCCTAATACAGGGGCTAATGCGAGAACCCTAGATACCTTTAAGAGTAAGCTACTTGGTGGTGGTGTTCGCCCTAATTTCTTTGAGGTCGAGATTAATTTCCCAGACCTAGCCATAGATCCAAATGACATTTCTGATAAGTTACGTTTTTTGGTCAAAGGTGCTAATTTACCAGCATCAATTGTAACTCCAATCGCTGTTCCTTTTAGAGGAAGGGAGTTAAAAATTGCTGGAGAAAGGAGTTTTGATACTTGGACAGTAACAGTTATCAATGATAGTAATTTTTCTATCAGAGATGCTATGGAAAAGTGGATGAACATAATTAATAAAACTTCCGATAATTCTGGTGTGGTTGATCCTACCGTTTATCAACAGGAAGCTTATGTTTATCAACTAGGAAGAGCTCCAATTCTTGGACCAACAACAGCTCCTGCAACATCTGCAGAAACTGTTCCTATTCTTAGATCTTATCATATGCACGGTGTATTCCCAACTAACGTTTCAAGTATAGATCTTTCTTACGATAGTAATAACGTAATCGAAGAGTTCTCTGTTGAATTCCAAGTTCAGTGGTGGGAAGCATTAGACTCGGCAGGTAAGGTTGTCGTAGGCTGATAAATAGAACATAGACTAGAACTGATAAAATGGCTAAATTATTCGGATTCTCAATAGAAGGGTCTGACGATAATAATCTGCCACAGGGTGCGGTATCTCCTGTACCGCAAAATGAGGCAGATAAATCCGACTACTATGTTAGTAGTGGGTTTTATGGTCAGTATGTTGATATTGAGGGCGTATTCAGAAATGAATATGATTTGATCAAAAGGTATAGAGAAATGTCGCTTCATCCAGAGTGTGATGAAGCGATTGAAGATGTTGTAAATGAAGCTATAGTTTCTGATTTAAACGACACTCCAGTAGAAATTGATTTATCAAATCTACCAGCTGGTGATAATATTAAAAAAATCATCCGTGATGAGTTTAAGTATATAAAAGATCTATTAGATTTTGATTCAAAGTCTCACGAAATATTCCGTAATTGGTATGTTGATGGAAGATTATACTATCATAAGGTAATTGATTTAGAAGATCCACATGGTGGAATACAAGAATTAAGATATATCGACGCATTAAAGGTTAAGTATGTGCGTCAGATGAAGAAAAAGGATTTAAATGGTACAGATTTAATATCATCGAATAAGAAATTAGCAATAACTCCAGAACTTGAAGAATATTTTGAGTATAATGCCACAAGTGGTGCAAATAAAAGTTATACACCTACTAATGGAACTCAAGGTGCAATAAAAATTGCAAAAGATGCAGTAACTTATTGTACTTCAGGTCTTGTAGATCGTAATAAACATATTACATTATCATGGTTACATAAAGGTATTAAGGCTCTCAATCAACTTAGAATGATTGAAGATAGTCTTGTTATCTACAGATTATCTCGTGCTCCAGAAAGAAGAATATTCTATATTGATGTAGGTAATCTTCCTAAAGTTAAGGCAGAACAATACCTTCGTGAGGTAATGAATCGTTATAGATCTAAATTGGTCTATGATGCAAACACTGGTGAGATAAGAGATGATAAAAAATTCATGTCTATGCTAGAAGATTTCTGGCTTCCTAGACGTGAAGGAGGTAGAGGAACTGAGATAACAACTCTTCCTGGCGGTCAAAATCTTGGTGAAATTACTGATATTCATTATTTCCAGAAGAAATTATACAAGGCTTTAGGTGTTCCTGAGACTCGTTTAAGTGGTGACTCTGGATTTAATATGGGTAGATCTTCTGAGATCTTAAGAGATGAACTTAGATTTAATAAGTTTGTTGGACGTTTGAGAAAGAGATTCTCAAATATGTTCCTTGATATGTTAAAGACACAACTACTTCTTAAGAATGTAGTGACTCCAGAAGACTGGACTTCAATGTCAGAACATATCCAGTTTGATTATATGTACGATAATCATTTTACAGAACTTAAAAATAGTGAACTGTTTAATGAGAGAATGGGTAATCTTCAACAAGTCGAGCCATATATTGGTAAGTATTATTCACAAGACTATGTAAGACGTGAGATTTTACATCAAACTGAAGAAGAAATAATCGAACAGGATAAGATAATTTCGCAAGAAATTGATGCTGGATTATATACAGATCCATTATTAATGCAACAAATGGAATTGAGTGCTGCAGCTACTGAGGTTGCTTCACAACAAGCAAGTTTGGAGAGTCCAGAAGCTCCTGCGGCACCAACAGGTGGAGAGATATAAATAACTCATAGTATATTGATATCATCGTGGATTCTGAACAATTGATTAATAGAGTATTGGATGACGCTCCTGCTCATGAAATAACTGATGCTATTAAAGATCTCCTTTATGCGAAATCCGCTAATAAGGTTGAAGGTGAAAGACCTTCAGCTGTCGCAGATCTTTTTAAGAGCGATGAAATAGAACCTGAAGAAGTAATAACAGATGAACCTGTAGAAACAAACTCTGAAGAATAATGAAAGTATTATCTGCTGAAACGGGTCTGGGATCTGCTACAAATATAAGCAAAGCTCCAGTAGTCAGAGTCTATAATAGTGATTCTTCTGCAGTAACTCTTACTAGAAAGGCTTCTGATGGAACAGTGATTGGAACTTATTCTATTCCATCAGATAAAGTCATTTATTGTCAAAAATCATATACAGATACTTTAGAGGGTGGTGCAGCATTAAAAGCTACTGCAATTGGATACACTGAAATGTTGGATATTATAACACTTGCTAGTGGTGCTGGTGGTGTTATAACTGATAATTTAATGTTTCATTTGGATGCTGGTAATGCAGAATCTTATGGAGATCAAACAACTCTTTGGAAGGACTTAACATCTAATAATAACGACTTTCAGAAACAAGGTGCTCCTACTCACGATCCAAATACTAATGGAGGAATATTTACCTTCGATGGTACGGATGATGCATTCTTCTCTACACACAATAGCACTCAATCATTACAGGATAAGAATTTTACTTTTGAAATGTGGGTAAAAGTTATATCACTCGGTGGTGAAAACTGGACTAAATTCTTATCCAAAGATAGATCAATCGCTTCTTGGAC